ATTCCATTAGATTTTATTTCATGACTCGAAAATACAATGGAATTTAATTACACGACGAGGTTCTTCCGATGTCATATTATTTATTACATCCGTGATTACAAATATAATATTCATTGTCTTCTAACCAAACCGTCTCTATGTCGTAATCGTGAATATGATACAACGACCATAACGTGCTTAATTGATTCAACAATGAATCTAACCCAAGCTCTTTTAAGTGTTCACGTAATGAGGTCAATACATATTCAACCACCTCATTCAAATGATTGAATCTTGCGACATCTACTCGTAAAGTAAAACCACTAAAAGTGTTACACGATAATGTAAATTTACGATAAATAGGGACATAGTTCATGGATTTATAGACGTTTAAAGTTTAAACTCATTACATATATTCAATTTTTTATATATATATATAATATATATATGAACCTCAAAACGGTAGAACAATCTTTATTTTCACCCTATGGACGTCAGTATTGTAGTTATTTTTACGGATTAATGGTCATATCATTACTATATTTATTGTTATACATAGTAACTACAATATATTTACTATTTAAAAATAAATTAAAACCATACGACGGATTTTTAGGATTATTTATGCCTTTCTTAATGTATTTTACCAATCGTCTATCTTATTCCATGTGCATGGGGTCACTGCAATAAAGTAGTATCCATCTTTTACGTTATCATACGAAACAACAGATATATTAAGGAAACTAAATATACATCGTAGAGAATGGCTCTATATCCTACACGTTTAAACCACCGTGTAAAGAATAATTTTGGGTTACCAAACATTTTAAAATATATCATACATCCTCCAGATATCATAATCGTGGTGCATATGAGTACAATGAGTTGAAGTGCATTGTCAGATTTAGGTAACATGAACAATGTATACAGCTGGTTGGATACGTACATGTAGAATGCGACCAACCCTATGTCCAAGAGAAGACTATAGATTGCATTCGTATAGTAATATTCATACACTAAATCGTAAGATTGTGTAATATGTCCTGGCAAATTCAACACATACACATATACAAACGTTACAATACTAAAAGATAAAAGGTAGGCGAATATCATATAAGAGAACTGCATGGTATTATATGATATAAAATTGAAAAAAAAACACCATCTGAAAGATTATAAAATACCTTTAATATGATTTATTTATTCACAACAAGGTTCAACCATTCTACATGGGACCAAAATCATAGATGGAGAGAGACTCATGGTTGGGAAGGGTGCATGTATGGCACTCCTTCTCGTATAAAAGATAGCATTCCAATCGGTGCCATCTCGTTTGTATTGGAAATGCATAACGACCTCAATGAAATACAAGGCATTGGTTTAATTGTAAATCATGTAGATGCAAGGAAAGTATGTAAGATTTACGAACATGGTAACTATAACCGTTACTTATATCATAGCTCATATCGTATAGATAGAACAAGCTTAAACACTGAAGAATTAAAAGTAATTACGATATTAGATACGCTTGTGTTTAAAGGCAAAAGCCATTTAAAACGTGGATACGGTATTATGTGTGTTCCAACTTGGATACACACCAATTCTCATATCAGCTTTCAAAAAAAAATAATGACCATGTTTAAAAAGCGTTATATTACCATTCATGTGCCTGTATATTAATGTCTGGGTATAGACGCAAATGAACTCATGAGTGTATCCATCTCCAAAGACCCTATTTCTAATTTAGAGGCGTGAGGGTTTATATCCAAGAACTCTTTACACACATTTTTTTTACGATATATCATTAATAATAGTCCAAGGTAGACGTGGGTATTATTACTATCGGTTCTAATAGAAATCCACGGAACTGAAATCCGAAAGTTCAACGATATAGTTAACCATTGTGTATTACAATATTCACACAATTGAATAAAGGATTCATATTCCTTATAGATGCATTCGCGTATGCCTTCTGCTTCATTGGAATTCACAAGACCCCATAAAGTTTCAATTCCAGTATCATTCAATAAATCAATGACGTTTAATATCAACCGTTCTTTCATACAATTATAATCATAACTATATAATTCAGAAGCAAATTGTTCCTTTGTGACATTCCCCATTAAATACCGAACCTTTAAATGGGTATCCTCTAAAGCATTCATACGACGTTGTATATTCAAGCGTTCGTAATGATGAATATGTGCAATGGTCTGATACATGGAAAGTAACTTATCGGATAATGAATGTTCTATACGACGCAGACGAAGTTCAAATGGTCGTATTAAATGATAATCGGGTAACGCGTATGCATTACATGGACCAAGTCCTAATTGAGGCATCACTACATTCTCGTTTGTTTTTTGATATTGAAAATAATGCGGATTATGCACTACTCCATTATCAATGGTACCTCGTGTCCAACTAAATGCAGTATGACACGTGATACACCACATTTGGTCACAACCATCAATTTTAGAAATACGCTCTCCACAGGCAGGACACGGTCTAGTTTGTAATTTGATGCATTCGGCCGAAGCCACGTGTTCTGGGTCACATGTATGTTCGGTTTCTGGTTCCAACCCTTTTACACATAAACACTTACTACAAGTATAATAGTCACACAATCCACATTGATAATAAGATACATGTTTGGGTTTATCGGTTAAAAACCCTCTACATGATTCTCTTGAACATGTCATGATGAATTTTCTTCGTTCATTGGAAGCAACATTTTGTTGCAAGTCCCGTAGTTCCGTTCTACGCTGACGCAATACACGTTCTGCCTCAACGGCTTTTGTGAGGGCTTCTTCACATTCTAACCGTTTTTTTGAAATGTTTTGGATGCGTACAACTTCAGGCATAGCCTCTGGCAATTGAGTCATTGCCCGTTCCAGTAACTTTGATGTACGATGCTGTTTATAATTACCTTCCATAAAACTTCGGTTTAAATGACGAATGATAAATTCAATAGACACGTTTTGTTTGCATTGCATACATTGCGGTTGTAACTCTTTTGAAAGAATATATTGACGCACACAGCATTTACAAGCAGTAAACATACAATTTGCATATTCACAAACAATCTTTTTACGTGTAGACCGATTGAAGGGTTCGCAACATATACTGCAATCCATAGAAGCAATGATTGTAAAATATACAATGAATTCATACACTATCAATTTTGTCAAATATGATATTCTTGCTTAAACATAAGATAGTACTTGATGTATGGATAATAAATTAGATACAAACATTGATAATTGGAGTATAGACGACATTTTGGATTTGTTTGGACTATCTAACCCATCTTTGTCTGAATTACGTGTCGCATCCAATGCCTTTATGGAAGCATCCACAGACCCAACCATACAACAATTTATAAAACAGGCACAAGACAAAAGTATTCGTATATTGTCTCAAACGACATATGATGACGATTCATATAAAGAACAAGCAAGTGATAGTTTGTTAGATTGGAGTAAACAACAATATTTAAAACAAAAAAATACCATACAATCGGATAAAGTCACTTCACGCGACAATACGGTACAAACGTTTGAGGACGGAACACATTACACAATGAAACAGGAAGCCATTGGTGTCAATCAATCTTATCCCATTCCAGTTGCACAAGGCACCATCAATCCAACTCAACGAAATGTAGTGGAACGAACGGTCATTATAGATAGTCAATATAGACCCATTGTCTTACCCTATTCCGATTGTGATATCAACTCACCCTCCTATAATACCAATTTTACAGTAGATTTATCAGAGGTCTTACAAAATGTTCTCTCTATTGAATTGTATTCTATTCAAATCCCTCAAACCTGGTTCAATATATCCTCTGCATTGGGAAACAACCAATTCAGTTTCACCCATTCAGGAGAGGAGTTTGTGGTTACTATACCAGACGGATATTATACCATAGATACCTTTTTTTATGATGATTATACTAGGGTTATTTATGTACCGGATACGAATATTGGTATTACGTTAACATACTCATCCGATATAAATCGTGTAAGTATTTCTATCACGGTAAACACGTGTATCACATGGTTTGACGCGACCAAACACCTACCCACAAATGCGTGTTTTTGTGTCAATACAACGTTTATAAATAACAACTTGGGTTGGTTATTAGGATTTAGAGATAGTGACGATGGAAACTTAACTACGGTTATCCAGGGTAACCCCGTAACAGCAAGTGCATGTCCCAATTTCAACGGGCCTCAGTATTTTTTATTGAGTGTAGACGATTATCAACATAATCGTCTAAACAAAGGAATCATAGGAACCGTTTCAATCAATACCAACCTAGCAATGCCAACTTATTATACAGCAGATAGTTTATCCCAAGACCAAACCGGTCAGTGCATTGCAGTGATGACTGCTCCTAGAACTTTGACACAAGCACAATTATATACCATCAATATGATACAAAAAAATCGTAAACAGAAAAAAGAATATACGGTGGCTCCTACCACCGATAATATATTAGCCGTAGTACCATTATCTGGTAGAGATATAAACCCTATACAGCGTCCGCTTGTTTTATTTGGTGTAAATTTAAGAACCAATTCTAGAATGTATTTTGGACCAGTGAACATTGAACGATTAGCGATACAATTGTTGGATGATAAAGGTAATTTGGTGGATTTAGATGGTGCAGATTGGTCCTTTACGTTTACAGTGAAACAACTCTATCAATATTAAGTCCATTTCAAAAAAAAATGTATTATTTATAAATACTATAATATGTCCTATAAAATTATAGTAGCAAGGTACAATGAAAATATTGAATGGTTAAATAGTGAAATGTCAAATTGTATAATATACAATAAAGGTGATGCATTAAATATTTGTAATGAAATACTTTTAAACAATGTCGGAAGAGAAAGTGAAACTTATTTACATTATATAATTACAAATTACGATAATTTACCAGACGTTGTCGTTTTTACACAAGCCAGAATATCCGACCATAAAAGAAGGGATAACATTGATTATTTAATCCGAATTAAAAACACAGCGTTACGTCATTCAAAATCTCAAAATTTTTTCAGGCATAATGATGTACGAAGGAATATGCATTGGCGCAAAGATTGGAATTTAAGAAGTAATGGTTATTACTTAAAGGATAACTATAAACATAATAAACCAATTATTTTCATAGAATGGTTTAAACAGAACATAGATATACATTATCCAAACCCAATATGTATTTATCGTAATGCTATATTTGCAGTAAAAAAAGAAAAGATATTGAATAAACCCCTTGAATATTATAAACGATTAATCTTAGAAGTCAACCATAACGTGAATCCAACCGAAGGACATTTTTTTGAGCGTTCTTGGTATTATATATTTAGTTAGATAAACCAATTATTTTATCATGTAAAAAAGACGAAGTATAATATTTCAAATACTTATTGAGTAATATATATATATATATAATATAATGAAATCTGTTATAATTTATACATATTTTTCATCTCCCTCGTCTGATTATAATTTATGTTTTTTCGTTAAAAAAGAATTGTCATACAAAGATAACATTGATTACATAATTGTGATTAATGGATATGAATATGATAAAAAAATTCAATTTCCAAAATTAGACAATTTAACAATACTTAAAAGAGAAAATATAGGATATGATTTTGGCGGTCACAATCATGCTTTAGAATATATGAAAATAAATGCTAAAACATATGATTATTATTTTTTTATGAACAGTGGAGTGATTGGACCAATTCTTCCTCATTCTTTTACAGAAACGCATTGGACCAATATTTTTATAAAAAAAATAAATGATTCTGTAAAATTGGTTGGAACGACAATTGTTTGTTTGCCACATAGTGATGCTGGAGGATATGGACCAAAAGTGGAAGGATTTTTTTTTATGGTAGATAATATTGGTTTAAATTTGTTAAAGAATCAAACCAATATATTTTGTAATCATCCTAATAAATTTAGTGCCATTGTCAATGGAGAATATGGATTATCTAATTGTATATTAAAACATGGATATTCTATAGATTGTATGTTACCTAAATATCAAAATATAGATTGGAGGCAGAAGGATAATTACAATTTAAACCATAATAAACATCCATCAAGAAAGAATAGTTTTTATGGTCATTCCATAAATCCATACGATGTAATATTTCATAAATGGTATTGGCATAATGCCGAGAATGTAAATTTTGAAATTATTAGACAATATGTTGACGATTTTAACTCAAGTCAGCGTTTGAAACGTACAACGGTGTAATCTTTTCAACTTGGGTTTGGTCATAATTAGCCGAAATATAGAATTCAGAGTTCTATCAATCTTTTTGTTTTAAAATCCCATAGAGTTCCGTTAGATTGTTTTGTTGTGAAGTGATAAACTCCATCTGTGTACTATAATAACGGTCCAAGTTTGTTTTTTGTTTTTGAAAATTACGTTTTAAGGAGGATGCAATGTGTTTGAACGCATCCATGGTTTGCTTGTGGGTTAAATCAATATCTTTTTGTTCAATCAACATTTTAAAAAAGCTCATTGCAATTTGTAAGCTTCCAAAATTAGAATACAGCCGATGTATGAATAAAATTGGAACCTTGTTCCGAATTTCAAACTGAAAATCGTCTTTGTTGCATATGCCTGTATGCAAACTAACAAATAAACCGCATTGCACATCACGATTGGATGGGTTATCAATGTCACTATAAAATTTATCAATCTCTGCCTTTTGTACGTTTCTTGAATAATTTTTAGTTTCAATCATCACAGTCATGTCGTCGTGACGCATGATAAAATCTCCGCGATGGGGTGTAGTGTGTGTATCTTCCACGTCTGCTTTTGGAAAGAGTGTGGTCAATTGTTCCATGACAGCCTCTTCGCCGTCTCTACCACGTAAAGACGAGTTTTGTTGTCTGGATAAACGCGTTTCGTAGTCTAGACGCATGGTTTCTTCACGGTCACGTTGTTGCATTAAGATTTCCTGATGCGCTTTAGAAGATTCCATGAAACGGCTCAAATATTTCTCTTCAATCTCGGATTGAAGACGATTCATGCGTGATAATAAATCCGTATTGGTTTGTGTAAGTTGTTGTAATTGTGTCTTTTGTATCTGACGTTCTCTGCTTATCGCTTCTTCAATATATATAGTTTGTTGAGATTCACTCATTTGTTTATAACGTTCAAAATTTAGTTTTTCTTGTTCCAAAGCTTCATGCACAGACGATACTTGGGATTGATGTTTTGTAAGAAGTTCATCCATATGGCTTTGCCATCGTTCATTGTTCCATGTTTGGGTCTGCAAGACACCCTGTTCATGTAACAAAAGACCGATTTGAATGATTTTAATTTGAGTCTCTTCTGACAAATCATAAAAGGACTGGATACTTTCATGAAAGGGTAAAGACCGTTCTGGCATTATACGAATCGTAAGTAGAATTCGGATAGATATCAATTTTAATCAATATGTTCAAAGGTTTCTGTGATATGGTAGGGAAATACAAACGACGGAGTGATGTTTTTCCACGTAATGTGTAACGGTACAGAAGAGGACAAGGGTGACTTGGACGTCCATCGTTCCCGTACCAGTACTTGATATAATTTATGCAGACGATTCTGCAATCCTCCAGCATGACGAGGCGGACAATGTTTGATGGCCCATTCCAATTGCAACGCTTGTATTTTAGCACATCCAGAGATTACACACGCCTGTTTCCACCCAGGTCCTTTACTCGTAGTGTATCGCGCGCCTCCTTTTCTCTCTCCATTGTGTTGTCGTAATCTTCGCGTAGGGTCTGGACTCACTCCCACATACGTATAACCCTCCTTTTCAAGGATATACACATCCCATCCCGTACTCATACGATATATTCCATATATATTATTAAAATCCAATGTTATTTTTTTATTTACAATTCTCTCTAATCATCTTTTCCAAACCCCTTTTCAAAACACATCATTTTACTAGAAACACTCTGTTTTTAAAGGAGGTTTGAAAACCCTAAAAGTCATGTCTAGTTACCTACATGATGTAGGAGAAAATTGGGAAAGGTTGAAAAAGTTATGTAGAGAGATTATGGTCTCAATCTTCGGATATAAGATTATGAAAATAGTTTAAATATAAGCAACTTTTAATATACCATATATGATACAAGATGGTATATTAAAAGTTGCTAAAAGTTGCTCTAAGTATGAATGTAAATTTTGTGACTATACTACGTGTAAAAAATATTCTTGGGACAAACATATTGTGACGAAGAAGCATAAAACAAGGTCAATGGTATATCACCAGTCCTTAAAAGTTGCTAAAGAAAATACAACCGAAAAAATAAGTTGTAATTGTGGAAAATCTTATAAATTTAAAAGCGGTTATTATAGACATAAAGCGGTATGTACATGGAAAGAACCCAAGGTAGACTCGGCCAACGCCATGTTAGAGGCATTGACGACACTCACTCAAGTATTGATACCATCGTTGATAAAACACATGTCAACTAAGCATGAAGTCTCTCACACCTTGCATCAACACAACATAATCAATTTGAATGTATTTTTAAACGAACATTGTGCAAAAGCAATGTCTATACAAGAATTCGCAAGACAATTGCATGTATCCTTGGAAGACCTTGATAAAACGAAATCTGACTGTATAAAGAATGTAGTGTTAAAAAATTTACAACCGCTTTCCATAACAGAGCGACCGTTTCATTGTGCAGACGTGGATACGTCGGAATGGTATGTCAATGACCAAGTCAAAGGATGGGAATGTGATACAGGAATAAAAATATTAGAGACAACCGAACATGCCATTAACTGTAAATGGCAACCCGAATTTGAGGAACGACATCCAAACTGGGTCGGTAATGAAAGACAACAAGATCAATTCGTGAGAATTGCAAGTCATACTGCATGTATAATGAGTGAAAAAGACCGTATGCATATATTAAAGGATATCAGTGATACGGTTAATGTGGACAAACGTTTGCTCATGTAGCATTAAACCAACTCAATTCAGCAAAAA